TGGGTACTGTATAATTTATTGCCGTAGTCGTATCAGAACCTATACCCGTAATAGTTGTTGTATCGTAATACTTCGCTACCGTTCTTGGAAAACTATTATTACTTATAATCCCACTTCCCCCCTGAAAATGTATTGTGTCCACTTGTAAACCATCAATACTTTTTATTGTTACATAAGTGCTATCCGAAGATTGTTGAATAGTATAGTAAGCCTTGTCGTTGCCGCCTACCTTTTTCCAATAAGTTTTATTTAATTTGCCATTATAAGAATAATATAAAGAAGAATCAGCAGGTCTGATCACAACCATCCCAGAATCAGCCGAACTCATTAAAAATGTATCTTTAAGAGGAACTCCTAACCTTCCTGTAAAACGATAATATCCATTTATAGGAGTGTAAGATTGACTAAAACCAGAAAAAGAAATTAAAACAAATAATATAAATATCAGTTTTTTCATGGTGTTACGGTTATCATTTCTTGGTAAAATATAAATAAAGTTTGCCCTGCTGCCAATGCACTGTTTAAAGTCAATATTGCCGTTCCTGCATTCCAAGAATATTCCGCAGGAAACAAATATTTAATTTCTTTATCAACCGAAAGAATAGACTTCCCAACTAAAGCCGGTAAACTAATAGACGTTTCTCCATCTACGGAAGCCGTATATTGAGTAAACGAAGTCCTTTGGTATGAATATTGGCTAAGCATGGTGGGTGGTGTATAAGGAGTATTTTGAATAAAATTATTGTTGCCGCCTTGAATAATATACATTGCCGCCCCATTATTTTGCGGAACTGTGGCAAAAATAACCCCAGATAAAGTTGTGATTTGATTAATTTGTTGATCTGCTACTAAAGCAGGATCATAAGTAAATGAAAGCCCAGTATTAACGTGTTGATCTACGTTTGAAATACTAGAATCTTGAATTAATTTGTACAATTCATCCAAAGTTCCGTAAGCATTTAAGCATACATCGAACAAACTTTGCCCATTGATTGCGGTGTACGTCATTTCTTAACTGCATTAGGATTGATAACTAAATTTCCCGAAGCGTCCAAAGTTATAACCATGTCATTAACTCTGTAACCGTCACTTTCTAAATTAATTTTAATGCTTCTGTTTAACCCGGTCATTGCTCCCGAAGATTTTTGGTAAGCCATTAAGCCCACCCCGTCCGCAGGATATTCTTTCCACCATCCTTGAAAAGCATTAATTGTGTCTATGATATGTTGTTCATCACTTTCCGCAATACCAAAATCGCCATTCAAAAATTGAATGTCGTTGTTATTTAACGCTATGTCATAATTAATTGCCATGTGTTACATTTTGGTTTTCTATGTCCGATCTTTGCGTTACTGTTATATTGGAACCTGCCCAAGTTGAACTCGCAGCCTTCAAAGCAGCCCCGCCATCATTCGGAACTGGAGTCCAAGAATTAAACGCTTGTTTAATATTGTTTAAATCGTTTTCTAAATTGTTTAATTTAGTCGTTAAATCAATAACCTTTACAAGTCCACCTAATTCGTTACCTTTTAGCGAAATTACGTCTAAATCGGAAGCCATCAAAACATAAGCATCATTGTAAGTTGAGTAAGTTACCAATACAGTAGAATCTACGGAAGGAACAAATAAAACTCCATCCCCAATTGCAGCCATTAATTTACAATTAATAATTACATCGTGATCAATAAGAACATCGCACGATCTTGAATTTAAATCAACTGTTTGAATTAAGCCCGTAGTAAACACAATGGCCTGTTGGTTGAAAGTGCCAGCCAATTTTTTTATTGATAAATTTATAGACCTTGAGAATTGTTCGTTCATAGCTTATAGTCTAAAATTAATGTCTGTCTTTGTCCATTTATGCCCCCTGAATATTCAACTCCTCTCACTACATAATTCCCGTTTCTTTCTGGAAGTATAGAATCGTTTATAGAAACATAATCCCCTTGTCTTACGTATGGAATCCCAAAAGTGGTAAACTTTCCCCTAAACCCTTCGTAGTAAAAATTATTTAATTTATCCTTCCCAGCTTGAAACATATTTTCTAATTTAGTTTCATTTAACATTATTACCGTGTATCTTTCTCCCTCTAAGTTTGGGGGAAGTTCTTCGCCTTTTTTCTTTTGAATGTATTTCCATTTGCCGTAAGTTCCGTCAGCGTTCTTAACTAACTTATCCCAATACACTAATATTTCTAATTTTACGTGCTTTGATTTCTCTTGCCCGTCTTTTGTTAATTCCCCGGTTAATTCTTGAAATTGAGAAGTAACAATACAACTTAAGTTTAAATCTTCTTTTCTTTTATAGATTAAATCGTCAGATATTACATTTTGCTGAAAAATAAATTTTTTATAATTAAATTTCCCATTAACTACATTATCGGAAGGAAAATAAACAATAGAACCAATTCTTAATTCATTGCCTCTAAAATAAGCGTGAATGTTAGCCTCTTTATTTAATCTTTCCAAAAGTTGAGCCACCGATTCATTAGATATTCTTATTTCCCCAATGTTTGAACTTCTGGGTTTGTGATCATTAAAAGTTGTTTGCGTTGTGTTGTTTACAGTAAATTGAGGATATGGGGCAAGTAAATGGGTAATTAAATCTTCTACACTTCCCGACCAAACCGAAGGGGTGCATGGTATTTGTTTAAGCAGCCACATATTATTCTCGCATTTTAACTCTATTGGCTTTTTTGAACCTACTTCCGTAATATATCCCTTGAAACAATTAGAAGTTTGTTTTACCTCATTCCCTTTTGAATCAAAATAAATATACCCAAAATCAATACTAATAGAATCACCTCGCATGAACAAAGGAATTTGAGCATCAAACCCCCCTATATTTTTATTTGTTCCGTATAAAGGAATTTTTTTGCCCGTAGAATCTAAAGCATATAAATTTTTAGGAAGTTTTACTGTTGCTTTATTGGTTAAATCCACCCACGAATCATTTGAAGAAAATTCATTCACATAATTGAAAAACAAAGTCAATCCCCTTGCAGAACCATTAAAAGGAGTTTTTTGAACGATTGTTATTTCAGTTACAGACCTAAACATTACGTGTAAATTAATTGAACTGGAATATCTGAAATGCAATCAATCGTAAAAGTCTGGTAAGAATATCCCCCAGCTATTTGCGGAAAAGACCAATCCGTTACCACTATGTTAGTGATACCTAATACAATATTCAACCATTGACTTTTTACTTCCTTTGTTACCGGGGCAGCACACCAATCATTTAAAGCCGCAACTTGATCACGAGGATAAACCCCGTTAGTTCCTGCTATAACCCCTTGAAAGGTAATTTTTGCGTCATCTAACCCTATGTATTCTTTGACCGTTCCGTTACGACCTTGTATTTCTGTTTTGATAATTTTACTTGCTTGGTCCACCGTAGCAATAACGGCTTCAAAAGTAAAATCATTTATAGTTTTTTGAACTCCGCCCGTTGAAACGACATTCCCGTTTGCGTCTAATTTTACAGAGTTTTGAGTGTCGTCAGTGTATTTTTGTCCTACTAAAGTTAAATCAATCAAATAAGGTATTCCCCCCATTCCCTTCATCAATGCTTCACGTGTTGGGTCTGCAGGAATGTAACCGTCTTGAATTACCCCTGCGTCATAGGGGTTGTCTTTAGTTTTTTGAACATGAATATTTTTTAAATTAAATTCCCTAATAAGCGTGCCTATTAGATTTATTCCTTGTCCGATTATTAAATTGCTCATGTTCCTGCTATTATTTGAGAGTCGTTAACTGCTGAAATAAGCGTATTGGCAACCATTTCTTTAATCTTAGAAGAAGCCTCTGTAATATTTGTTGTCGATATTTTAAAACTTTCTATTAGTTTACCTATGCTTATATTAATTGTTGTAACCTTTGTGCCGGAAGATTTTTCTGGAGCAAGTTTTTGCTCAAGTTTATCTCCGCTTATCTTTCCTAATTTAGCCGGTTGTTTAGTTAGTTTACTCCAAAGTGCGTTGTATTGTGAAGCGTCCGCCATTGAAACCAACCCTTTTGGTGCAAATTCTTGATTTAAGTTTTGTTTTAATTTTAAAACCGATTTGTTATAGTCTTCCGCTTTTACAGTTCCGTCTTGAAATGCTTTTTGTAAATCATTAATATCTTTAAATAACTCATCCCTTTTTTCATGCTTTTCATAAACTCCTAAAGCCTTTTCTTCAAAAGCTTTTCCAGTATCTCCACGAAGTTCTGAACCTAAATTCTTCCAAGCCCTTCTCATTTCTTCAAAAGACTTTTGACCGCCCTTGCCAAATGTAGCCACATATTCCGTTGCGCCTTTAATGGCATAAACCACCGTAGCAATCGCATCTGAAACCGAAAGTATCGTATCTACCAAATCAGTAAATATGGTTATTAATTGAACCGCACCTGTATAAATAGCTTTCATTATTGAAAAACTATTTCCACTATTATTAAATTCTTCAAAAAATCTTTTTACGCTTTCCCCTGCCGCTACAAACCCATCTCCAATAGATTCTAAAGCAGGTTTCATTGTTTCTAAAATAGAATTTGCAGCTTCGCCTATGTTCATAGAAAAAGCACCCATTGACTTATTGAAAGAAAACAAAGGATCGACTTCTGCCATTGCTCTGGCTGAACCGCCAAACTCCGTAGTCAATTCTTTCATAATGGCTTGTTGTGCTTGAGCCGTATGCCCAGACAACACCATTTTCTTAATCATTTCCGTTTGTACTTCGTTGAAATTTACCCCTACCCTTCTTAAAGCCGTTACCCCTTTGATTGGGTCTTGCAATGCTTTACCAACTTGAATAGCTGAACTTTTTAAATCCTGACCTAAACGAGTGGACATATCGGCAATAATCTCCGAAGCTGGAGTAAAAGACTCTTTGGTAATTGAAGGAAAAGTTAAAAGAATGGATTGCATATTCAGCAATTCCGTTCTTGAATAAGGCAAGGCTTTTGCTAAACTTTTAGCCGATTCTTCAACGTCTTGAAAAGTTAAACCTGCAGCCCCTTTTGTGGACTCTAAACCTGCACGAACTTGAGCAGTTGCTTTTTCTAAAGCATGAAATTTTTCTAAACTTTCTTTTACAAATTCTCCACCCTTAAAAATGGCAAAACCCACCCCTAAAAATCCAATAGATTTTTGAAGCAAACCCATTGTACCTTCCAAAGTCTTAGCAGCCCCATCTGCTTGATGAAGTTTGGTTGTCAACAAATCTTTTAAAGAAAGTACATATTCAACTTGTTCTGCCATTTTAATTCCATTGTAAAGTTTTCTTTAAAGCATATTGAAGCCTTCCGATATACAAAGCCATTTTATCATCGTCTAAAGTATCGGGGTCAATTTTAAAATGATATTGAATCAAACACTCCCATTGCGTTACATCATCGCAATTTTCGTCAATGTAAGATTCAGTTATTTTTTTTTAAACTGATTGGTAACTAAAGTTATGTAATTGTAAGCCTCAAGCGTAGCCCCTAAATAATATTTGTCATTTTCTGGCAACTCACTGTATATTCTTTGATCGCTTTCTTCTTTAATAAGATAAGCGTCCACAATTTCAGCAGCAGCACTAATAGGGCTTGTAAGCCCTTTATCCATTACCCTAAGTTTTACGAATCTTGGTGGCTCTTTTAAAAATCCAATAGCCACATCATTGTCATTTTCGTCAGTCTTAAACACCAACGGGTGGACTTTACAACCATACTTAACAGATAAACCTTCTGCTTTCGCAATGATTTCTTCTTCGGTCATATATTTTTTTCGTAAAGTTAAATAAAAAAGGTGAACCGAAGCCCACCCTTTTTTTTAAGCCTTATTAAAATCAATTAGCCCGATAATCAAAGGAACGGTTACCATTATCTTGGTATCGCCTTGATTTACTGTAAGTGGGTTTTCCAAAAATTCAACGGCTCTTAAAACGTCTTTGTTAAAAAGAACAGAATTGCCCGAGAATACAACTTGAATATCGAAAGGTGGAATAGACATAGGGTCATTCAAAGGGGAAGAAGATATTATTCTTTTCCACTCGTCAGCATATAGTTCAATGCTTCCCTCATATTCGTAATTACCATATCCACGGCTTACGGGTTGAGCACCTGCCCCGTAGTTATTTTCTTTCTTTTGTTTGGCACTGTAACTTATTTTAGTAATTCCCACAACAGGAACTCCGAAAAGAACTAAGCTAACATTGCCCCAGCTATAATTTATTCCATTAATTAAAGGTATCATATCTTATAATTTGGTTGTGAATCCAATATTAACTGTGATTTGTCTTGCAACTCCGACAGGTAATAATTTCACTGTGATTGTTAAATTAGAGGTAGCCAATACATTTTGAGTCGGGTCAATGCTTACTGAATAATTACTTAAATCAGCATCCCTTACCATTTGATCAAGATTTACCCCTGCTTGACTTGTAAAGAAAGCAACTGTTGTGTCTTTTAATGTTCCATCGGAATTTAAAACCAACGGGGCATTTAAGTAAGAAATCAATGAACTGTAAACTCCACGAATCGCCTTATCAATGGTTCTGTTATTTTCAATATAAGCATAATCGCTTGTTACTGCTATTGAAGTGTGAGAATCATTGAAATATGAACCTGCTAAACCTACGTACTTAATTAAGAAAATGTATCTTCTATTGTCTAAAGTGTTTAAAGTTCCTTGAGAATAAGTAGATAACAAACTTCCGTTAGCAAATGCAATAGTATCGCACTCAATTCCGTTAGAAATATTAAATTTATTTGCCCAAGCAATGTCTTCGCTTACTTTAGCTAAAGAAACCGCACCCAAACAAGCACCCAAAGTGGTAATTGATTTACCGTAAGTTTTATAAAGAAAATTCCCTTGTGCTGCCCCGTCTTGAGAAATAACTACGCTAACATTGTTAGCCGTTAAAGTGTTCAAATCGGTTAAAGTTGTTAAATCGCTAACTCCGCTAAGATCGCCAGCATAAATAACATTCAAAGGCATATGAAGACCTTGTAAAATAGAAACTATGCTTTCAATAGCAGTAACGTCACCGATTGCGAAGGCTGCTGAATCTTTATAAACTCCTAATTGTCTAACTACTCCATTAGAAAACTGTTGAATAGTTTGAATTTCAGAAAAAGTGTAAGTAGCAGGAATTGCGTAAATACCAACATACAAAGAACCTTTAGGTTGAAGTCTAAAGTATTCGCTAATATGATAATGCCAAACCGCTAATTTAGAAGCTGCACCGCCAGAAGGTTGTGTCAAAGTTCCAACAAAAGCCCCAACGATAACAACTGAAACAGGTGTTCCGCTATTAGGGAAAGTTCCTTGAGATTTTGGAAGGGTTACTGTTAAAGTTGCAGTAGTAAATGAAGCCGTACAACCATGAACTAAAGTTCCTGCATTGATTACCGCAGCCCAAGCCGCACCTTGTAAAGCTATTGTTGTGTCAGAACTTCCTACCGTATAAGCACCCAAATCTAAAGTAGAATTAGGAGAAGCATATTTTAAATCTATTGAATCGCCAGTATTTCCCTTTGTGCTGATTAGATAAGTGAAAGTTGCTGCCGTAGCATCACTGTAATCATTTAAAATTCCAGCCGTTTCCGCATCCTGAATAGAACCAAATAATTTAACTCTATTAGACGTACTAAAACCGGAAGGCAAACTGCTTGAGTAAAAAAGCAAACCAGAAATATAGTCCTGACCAGTTAAAGGTCGTCCTAATCCTGCTTGACTTTTTACAAAAATTATATCATTGAGTGCCATTATTTACTTTTTTTAGGTTTTTCGGGAATAATTTTTTCCTCGTCATCCAAATTGAAATGTTCCGCACCTTTAACATAATGAATAAATATTTCATTATTTTTTACCCATACTTGTTTAACATGAGTAAGGTGTGCAACAATTTCTTTAATTTCTTTTTTTGTCATAACTTATTTTTTATAAAAAAGGCGGCAGTATATTTCAGCCGCCTTTTAAAAATAGTTTTATAAAATCTACTGAACCAATCTTCCAGACTCAACGAACTTTACACCGTCAAACACAAAGCTAATAACTGCTCTTTGATTTGAGTTTAATGTAGCAGTACCGTTAGAAATAAAGTTAGTAGTTGCAAATTTAATTTTAGTTCCACTTGCTCCACTTACTACAAATTTTAAAACGTCACCAGCATAGCTTTTTGTGATTTTTGGGTCTTTAACATATAAAGAATCCGTTAAAGCTACTCTTACAATAGTTTCGTAATAAGCAGGAAATAAATAAGAACTGTCAGCACCGGTTGCGTCTGCTACATTCTGATAAAAATATGTCAAAACACGTCCTGTGTTGTCGTTGTTTGCTCCAGTACCCCAACGAGGCAAAGTGCTTTGTGCGTTTACAGAATAACCTGCGACGATTAACATTAAAATAAATATTACTTTTTTCATTTTATATATTTTTTAAAAAGCCCCGAAGGGCTTTAATTAAGCAATTAATGTTGTATAAAGTACAACTTGATCAGGGAATCCAATTTGAGTATCCATCTTGAAAAGACCTTTCACGAAGAATAACTCTGAATTGTTTTGTAATCTCATCAACTGTAATTGATTGTCTTCTGTTGAGTTGATACCTAACCATAAGTTAGAATCAATATCAGGTTTAGCAATACAAACTACAATCGTGTTATCTGGAACACCAGCCAAAGGTTGAACATCATATCCTTTGTAACGGTTGATACCTTTTTCAGTATAATCGTTGTTTTTGTAAGTCGCAGTAGTAGTCAACCACGCTTCGTAAACTTGTTGAGTTCCTTTAGAGATAATGAATTTTAATCCACCGGCACCATAACGATAAAGCAATGCTTTAGGAACGGCAGAATAACAACGCATAAAAGCATCACCAATATTCTCTTGACCTGTTGTTGCAGTACCAGCGACTAAAATCGCAGGAGAACTAATAGTGATAGTTGGGTAAGTTGGGTTAGACGCTTGATCTAACAATTTCTTAATTAAACCATCAAAATAATACAAAGCAGGATCGCCATCAGTATCGTAAACTGGAACACCGCTTGCAACATCTCCTTTTGCAGAAGGCAATACTGGGTTTTGACCAGTTGGGTCGTATTGTACACGACTTCTCCAAATAGCGTATTCGAAAAACTCATTCAAACGCTTCATTGTTTGTAAAAGCATGAAATTTTCAGCAGTTACAGGCAATTCACGACCTAATAATTTAGGTTGTAATTGTTCAGCGTAGAAGTGTTGTTCGTAATCTCTTGGGTTAAATTCATAATACAACATCAAATCTTGAGGTTGTAGAACTTGACCGTCCACGTTTACTGCTCCCTTAGAGGTTGGAGTAGCTTGTCTTTTTTGCATGAAATTTGAAACTTCAATACGTGGAATAGTCTTCTTTTTACGAATTCCATCTTCAACGTAAATAGCCCCATTTTCAATAGTTTCTGCACCTACAACCGCACGAGTTATCATGTAACTTGCCGCTGGTCCAGACCACGAGGTGTCTTGTATATTTAATGCTTCTGACATTTTACTTTATTTTAAATTATAATTTATATTTATTTCTTACATCGTTCATTGTACGAGCAATAACCATAGTCAATTCAGCTTCGTTTGAAGTTGAACCTTCTGGAGTTTGAATTTTGTTCGCTACTTTAGAAACAGGAAGTTCTTCCAAAAGTGATTTTGTGCCTTCAAAATCTTTAGCAGCCATATCCATCCATTTGTTTACTGCTTCAATTTTGATTTTACCTGCTTTAGCAAAACCTTCAACCATGTTTTTGGCTTCTGATTTCTTTTTGTCTTCGTCAGCTTCTTCTGCTTTTTTCTTTTCTTCAGAATATTTAGCTTTATACTCATCTAAATCATCTTCCATTTTTTTCATTCTGTCTTCCATTTTCTTCAACTTGTCATCTGCCTCTGCTTTTTTATTCATAATAGCGGAAACCTCTGCAATAATTGATTCTTCGGAAGCGTCAGGATTCAATCCTAATTTATTTGCAACCTTTGTCATTTTTATATTTTTTGGTTTTAAAATACTGTTTAAAATTAAAGAAGACTCTTTCCACATTGCCTTTGGTTCGGTAGCCGTTCTCTTTTTGTTGAATTCTTCGCTTTTTTCTACTTCATCACAAAATCCCGTTTGTATTGCCTCGTCCGCAGTAATCCATGTTGTTCTATCCATCATTTTCAAAATCTCGTCTTGAGATTTTCCCGTTCTGGAAGCAATCATTATTGCAATAGAAACTTTCATTTTTTTCAACTCATCGCTATTTCCCCCATAAGGATTGTGATACATTAAAAGACCATATTCGCTCATTATCCTTTTCCTTCCTGCTTGAAAAATTACGGCTGCTATGCTTGCCGCAATTCCAACAACAAATGTGTCTACTTTGGTTTTAGTCTTTAGGATAGCGTTATAAATATTATAACCATCCATCACTATTCCACCCGGAGAATTAATCCAAACCTGAATTCTTTTCTTATTCATTTCGTCCAACATCATCAACTCTCTCACAAAACAACCGCCATCAACCCCCTGACCTTCGTCTTCATCAAAACCAATGTGCGTATCTAAAAGCATTATTGGTTCTTCGGAATCTGGATTAACAACGTAACTAAATGGATTCATAGTGTAAATTTATAATTGATTATAAAATTAAAGGCTTTAGTAAGTTACAAAATAAAAGGCAGGTGTAGAAACACCCGCCCAAAACAAACTATGCCTATGTGATTTTTGTTCTTGCTCTTGAAAGAAAATCAATTCTTTGATCTTCGGGAAGTCTTGAAAAAAAATCTTTTACAATCATATTTAAAGCTGCCGATTGAGATAAACTATTAGAATCAGTAAAACCTTTTAATAAACTTATCTGTTTAGGTTTTAAATATCCTTGAACTCTGTTATCGTGTTTTCTTTTTTCCATTTTAGAATACTTTACTTATTCCCATTATGTTAGGTGTTCCAATATATCCTATTGTTACCCCTTGAATAGTGTATATGCAATAAATAACCGTTCCGGTATCGGTTGGATCTCCTTGTATATTGGATAAAAAACTTCCTGCACCCGTTCCGTCAAGGGTTATTGTAAATATATCGTTTAAATATTTTCTAACCCCGTTCACAAACATTTTTCCGCTTGTGTTTGTAATAGTTAAAGTAGTAACTTGAATTGTTACCACAGCCGAAGCTGCCCCAACTATGTTTTTTGTTTCTTGTTGAAACGAAGCAGAACCAGAAATATTTGTATTTGCCCCAAAATAACAAGCAACCCCAGTGACACCGCTTGCGTCTATAGCCATGAAATACCTTTCTATCATTAGAATTGTTTTAAGATATATGAAACTTCATTCAATCCTGAACTGTTAAGACCACAATACATTAAATACAAAAGATTATTAGCACTCGCAACGGCTGAAAGATTTCCGCTATCCCTAATAATTGTGCTGCCTGTTGGTTGGTTAATTGTCAAAGTTGCCCCTGAACCAAATGTCCATTTCAGCCTAACTACTGTTCCAGGTACGGCGTTGGTAAAATCAAAAGTAATTGTTACAGAACTATTAGGTGCCGAAGCAAAAAAAGTAGCTTTGTCTTGTTTAAAATTTACAGTATAAGACGAGGGCAAACTTGCTTGTTGATCATTTACTAATACTTGAGGCACTTGTAACATAGCAGAAAAATCCACTATTCCGCTTCCAGTTACACCGCTTGAAAAAATCATTTTTCTTATTTGATGTACGTTGTGCGTTGAGCCGTCAGTAAAAGTAACGGGGTCAGCATAAGTTGAATAATAACTTGTTGAAGCCGAACTAACCGCCACCTGACCCGAAGCCGCAGTAAAAGTTGTGGCATCTACAAGGAAAACTTCGCCATTATAATAAACCGCACCTGCACTGATAACATAATTTAAACCACTCCCCGAATTAACACAACCGTACAAAACGTACATATTACTTGTATCGGGCATTCTTCCTATAATACTGTTTGCCAAAGCCGTCAATGCTTCTTGATAAGCTAATTGAAGGTGTACCAATGTGCCGCTTTTAACTGGCATTGCTACCGAAGAAGTTATTAACGAAGTATCTAATTTTCTCATTTTAGTATGTTTGTATTAAGTAAGTAAGTCCAACAGGAATGTATTGATTGACAAAAGACCTTATTATGTTTTCATTGTTTACCATTAATG